GCTTTCATATTGCTTGCCCTTATATCATCGTGCATATCTATAGCACCTAGAAGGTTAATATCAGAAGCAGCAGACTGTACCAGAAAGTTAAGACCAGACCTAATGCTATGACTCTTGATGCCCGCGTCCGAAGATTTGACATTTGGTAATCTCCTTTTTCTACCAAAGAAACTGTATACAAATCCATTCTGTTCTATGAATCTGTGGTTAGTGTCGATCCACGACTTAAGTTTGTGGAAAGACTGAAAGTAGTCGTCTATCACTTCTTTTGCCTGTGAAGGGCTGAAGTATGTACCTGAGTCTTTGGTAACTTGCTCACTAATCTTCTTTGGCCCAGCACCATACATGATGCCGAAGGTAACAGCTTTAGCCGCCTGTCTTTCGGTGGCAAAGTGCTTTGCAACATCTTCTACTTCGCCAGGTAGTCTAAATACTGTCTTCGCAATACTACTGTGAAAGTTTCCGCCTGAGCGAAAGACTTCCATAAGTGCCTTGTCTTCTGCCAGAACTGCGGCAACATAAACCTCTGCCGTAGTTAAGTCCATTGCTACAATCTTGTTTCCCTCGGCCGCTTTGATACACCCCTTTACGGCAGGGTTATCCCGAGGAAGTTGCTGCATATTAAGCTTACCACTAGAACTGAGGCGGCCGCTAGTAGTGCCATGAATGTTGAACGATGTGCGTAGTCTGCTATCTCGATCCAACTGCGGTATGATTTTGTCCAGATAAGTATTCTTAATTTTGGATCGCTGACGTATGTCAAGGATAAGTCGTGGAATTTCCGACTGGGATCCAAGCTCTCCGAGTACTTCTGCATCCGTCGAGTGCGCTCCCGTGCCAGTTTTCTTTCCAGTAGGTTGCAAGTCCAAGTAATCAAAAAGAAGGGAACGAAGCTGAACAGTAGAATTAGGGTTAAAATCTTTTCCATTATGTTCTTCCCATTTAGTTATTATAGGGTTTTTGTATAGTTCAGAAATAGCAGAGTCAATGTCATCCTGCATAAGTTCCTGAGCCGCATATAGTCTTTTCTTGTCGAAGGGAACACCGTTATCCTGTGCGTCGATTAGAAACCGAGTAGCAGGAATGAGTATATTATCGTATACCCACTTGAGCTTGGGGTTCTCTTTGATCTTCTTAAATTTGTCATAAAGAAGATAAGTACAGAGAGCGTCCATTGCTGCGTAAGTTTTCATTACGTCAAACGGAATAGATCCCCACTGGAAGTCTCCTTTGAGAATGCCGTTCTCTTTACGATAGTTATCCATCCAGTCGTACATTGGCTTCTCGTAGTCGCCATACGGAGTGAACTTGATAGATAACTGCTTGAGGCCATGCCCTCCGGGATTCTCGTCTATGAGATAGTGGAGCAACATGGTGTCCTCGATTCTGTCAAACTCAAAGTTGAAATGATACTGAAAGAATGCAACGTCAAACTTTGCGTTATGAAATACTACTCGCTTCTTCCGAAACAACGCTTGAAGCAGTTCTTCAGATCGTTCATCAAAACAATCTGTAGAGATATACGCTGCTCTGTGGCCGTCATAACAAAGAGATATACCGAGCATATGCCCATCGCGAGGGTAGAGCCCAGTTGTTTCAGAGTCCAAGGAAATGAAAGTCCCTTTGTCGTCAAGTGCGTCTTGCAAGAACTTATTACACTCTTCTGTGTCTTCGATTCCGAATGCGATTGATTCATCTATTACTGCCTCCTCCCAATCTCCTTCAATGAAGTTGATTATACTTTTCTTTGAGTCGTCCCACGTCTTACGAGCTTCTGGTTTGAAAGCTAGCATCGCAGGGTTTATTACTGGCAAGAATTTATCTTCTACTCTCTTGCCTGAGTATTCTGTTACAGAGTTTATCTTTGTAAAATATTTCAAAGACTCACTGCCAACGAGAATGATCCAGTCATACAACTCTTTGTTGAATATAATGTCACAGTCTCGTTTCAATACTTTCTTGATTGTAGGATCAGAGCAGAGCTGGTACTGATCGAACTCGAAAGCTCCACCGAACTCTTTTCTGTAGTCCGTCCTACTCGGTTTAGTTTCTATTAAGGCAACTTTAGCCGCTAACTTCATATAATTTTTTCCTTAGCTTATCTACTGAAGTTTGAGTAAGCTCACCAGGGTCAGTATTCTTTAAAGATATGTTCCTAGTAGCGAGACCTACTTTCTCGCACTCACTCGCCAATTTCTCTGCGGCTTGCTGTCCTGCATCATCACCATCAAAGAAGATGTCCACAAACTCTGCTCCTTGTACTCGTAGCATAGAAAGCTTAGTCTCATTGTAGTTGTTAGTGCCAAAACAACAAACTGCATTTGTCAATCCTTTGTCATGCAAATTTATCATGTCAAAGATTCCTTCTACCAGAATCACAGAGCCTTTTGTAAACTCTACTACTGGAAAGAACGGAAGTTTTGCACCCGGAGGTGTAAACTTGTACTTGGGTGTTGCATCACCCGTATGTCGTCCTTGAAACGCTACTATACGCCCCGCTATGTCTCTGATAGGAAACACAATTCGTCCTACATAGTCAGAGTCAGGGTGTTGAAACGCTTCAAACTTTCTGTAGGTCTCTGGACGAATACTCCTCCAGTTTCCTACATAGGGTAAACGATTTTGGGGAAAGGACAAACCCACACTCTCAGAACGTTTCTGGATGATCTTTCTTTTAAACATCTCTCTACGCATCTGTAGTTGGTTGGCCCGCTCTCCAAAATGGTTGAACAGATTACCTTTGAACCCGCACGAAAAGCAGTTGAATATACCAGTGATCTGATCTATTCTCATGCTTGGATTTCTATCAGCGTGTTCAGGATTTAAACAGCTTACAAGATAGTCACTACCCTTCGGAAGATAGTGAATACCTTTATCTTCTAGTATATTTACTACATTCACCAGCTAGGATTCTCATCTTCGTTGGGTATAGGCTCTGGTTTGTCTTCTGGCGGCTTGGACTCGTCTTCCCCGTAGCGGCCACGTTCACGATTTCCATCTGAGTTAAGCTCAGTTAGGTCTTGTTGTGTAAATTTAAAGTCAGGTGCTAATCCCAAAATTTTGTCTCCTCTGGTACCATTCTTGGCGTACAATACGCAGTTACGTTTACTTGTGAATTTCTAAAGCGTTGCCCCTCTACAAAGATGCCTCTCTCAATCCTATCGGAAAAGTAGTTGCATCTATTTATATCTCGAAAGAGCATACCTGCTGTATTCTCAGGTTCTCCATCTACAAGAACTATCAGCAGAAATGCCATTAACATTACTTGCCGATATCCTCGATATTGTTCTCACTGATTACTTGGTATGCACCCTTGTTGTATGCAGGTGCAATCGTATACCCTGAAGAAGCCTGCACCTTCCAGTCGTCCCGTGGTTGTGGCTTGTATGGAGTCATTGGATGTGAGGGATACTCATTCTTAGTATGCAGGACAGAGTCTTCTCTGTGCAACTGCATGAATTGTACTCTATCTTTGTTTTGTTTTGTAGGAAATGGTTTCTTCCTTCTGCCATTGGGTAAATATCTCATACTGCCTCTCACGATCATAAAACCTCCACTTTTAGAATACATATATTATACTAGAAATAGATGCAAATGTCAAGAACTATTTTTATATGTCGTCTATGTCTTCACCAGTTTTTTGGTCATTGGCCTCTCTTTCTTTCGGAGTAAGTGCTGTATCAGGACCAATCTTGAGACTCTCCCAATCTATGGTAGAGGAGAAAGAACGCATAGCGGCTGCTCTCATTTTTACACAGTTGAAGGTAATACAATTATCTTCCTGTCCCCAAGGTTCCATACTGTAAGCCGCATCAGCAGCATCTAGTATTCCCTTAGCGAATCGAGCTTCACCGCTAGCGTCAGTTTGGTATGGGGAGAATACTGGGGTTTCGTACTCCTGTGCCATACTCTTGAGTGCCTTACTAACTTCGATTTGTTCTGTCCAGTCATACTGTCCTCCACGAGAAGGCATACTGGAACGCTTGACTTGATTGATGTAGTCAACGATAATCACGCCAACGTCCATCTTGCTTTTCACTTTTTTGTCAAGTTCAGAGCGTATCTTAGAAATAGTCAAGCTGGGGTCGTAGATAACATCTAGCTGTTGAGTTGGGAGAAGCTCACAGCTAGTTTTTAGTTTATCATGAAACTGCTCAAAGTTCCGATGCTCTCGGTACTCTGCAAGTCTCTCCTGACTATCACTGTATCTTCCAGCCCACCAACTGGCTACGGCTTCCCACTCAGTTATACTCAGATTCTTTGATCTAAGTCGAGCAAAAGGTACACCAGTAGCAATCGAACAACACCGTTGAAGTATTGCACGACTATCCATCTCAATCGTGAAATATATGGCAGACTTGCCAGAAGTATATACGTTGTTAGCTATGTTAGCACAAGTGATAGATTTCCCTGCCCCGCGTCTTCCGCCAACCAAGATTAGGTCTCGGGGGGAGAACGTAATCTCATGGTCATGCTCTGTGTTAAGACCCAGAGGCAGGTACTTTCCAAGTTCTTCATCTGGCTCAAACAAGGGAATACGTTGCATACTCTCTTGTGGTTCTTGCAGTT